CGATTAAGACTTGCCTAAATCTCTCAAAATCACCAACTTCGATTTCAACTGTTTCTGCTTGACCAGACACAACCTGCCCAACAGCACGCACAGCGTAAAAGCTTGGCAAGCCAGTTGTTGAATCAACAATAGCCACTTCGCGTTGGTTGTTTGGGTCTTCAAAGTTTATGTCTTCTGTTAAGATAAACGAAGAACCATCTTCAGTTGTTACAATTGCTCCCTTTTTAATTGTTGGAGCGTAATTTGTGTTAATTGAGGTTGGGTCTGAAGTTAAAGCTGGGATTGTTGCGAAAAAGGAAACCAAGCCTTGTGAAGAGTAGTTGTATTCAAACTTGAACCCAAGAGTTTTTGCAATTCTTACAATGTTATCAAATTCGTTAGCTGTATCTAAAAATGTCTCGTTAGCTTGGTAATCTAAATAAAAAGAAAGAATGTCGCCAATGTAAGCAACATAATCAGTCATCAAAGCGCCGAAGCCTGCGTCCTGAAAATCTTTGTAAGTATCGGGGTAGTATCTTTGGGCGTAGTTGATTAGAGATTGTTTGATAGTATCAAAGTCTCGGTCTGTGTATTTGATTACATTATTTTTCTTGGGCATTACTGCTTCCTCTCCAATTAATTAGTTTTGGATTTTAATTTCTATACTATCTTGCAAGTTGTATGGGTCATACACGTAAAATACCTTGACCAATAAAAAGTTATCTCTAATTTCTGTTTGAACGTTTAGAAGAGTAACATCAGGGAGGTATTCCTCAAACTGTGAATCGATTCTCTGTTCTAGCTGTGGTGGCAACTGTCCGTCCAGGGCGTTTTCAAACAAGAAGTCTCTCAAGCCAACGCCGAAGTCTGAAAGCATGACTCTTTCGCCGGGGGCTGTTAGCAACACGTTTTTAACATTTTGCTTGATAAATTCCTTTACTTCGTCAATTGTTACAAACGTATTTGACTTTGATTTTGCTAACGGTAGTTGTACTGTAAATGACATAATTTCTCTCCAAACTAAGTATCACACTTCAAGTCCAAAATGGCTAATTTCTCTTGGTCTATTTCAGCTATTTCAGCTTGCAGTTTTTTAGCTTCTGGTGACTCTGGGTCAAGCGCACTTAAAATTTCTTCCCTTGTTTTCTTCTTGAGCCATTCAAAGAACTCATCTGGGAAATCTAGTCCTAGAGACTGCGCTAACATGATAAGAAAATAGATGCCAGGGTTGGCAGCATACACAATAGATAACAAGAACGCCTTAACTGCTTCAATAACCATTTTTGGAATCATAATTAAAAACAGCAGCCATAATGGAGAGAAGCCGAGCGCGGTCTTTGGGTCTTGTGCTTTTTCAAAATCTTTAAACGCAGCTTTTGCATCAGCCAAATCAACACCCAGCGGTTGTATCCCGCCTGTGAATCTACGCATAATCGCAGGCTTCAAAGTGAAGAAGAACTTCTTATTGGATGGCACAAAAGACTTTTCAACTATTAAGTTCAACAAAACGTCATTAAAAAAGTCTTCCTCAAAGGCATCAAAGATGTTGATGTTTTTATCGGTCTTAAGAGCGCCACTATCTAACAGTTTTTCTGGCACTGCTTGATTTGGGCTCTTAACGTAATCTTGAATTACTTCGTCTGGTATGTTTGCTTGTCCAGCAAAGCTGCCAGTATCTTTGGCAAGAATAATGTTATCATACTCAAAGGTTGTTTCAAAGTTGCCAGACGTGGTTGTGGTAAAGAAGTCTTTGTAAAAATCAACATTAGAAACTTTTACTTTTAGTTTGTCTTCATAAATGCGGAGCGTCTTAACCACAAAAACTACAAACCTAGCATAATCGTTTAAGGATTTAAAGGTCACCGTAGCTTGGTCAAACAAGAAGCTCTTGATTTTTTCTTTTGGGGCGCTGGAAGGTAAAGATTTGTCAATAATAAGCTTCAAGCCCCCTTCTATTGCCTGACCGAATACCTTCCCTTCGGTTGCCTTGTTAAATGCCAAATACCAGCCTAAAATAGCATTATCGTTTTTAACTTCAAATAGGGCGTTTGCTGATGGGGTTGTTGTTTTCTTAATTTTCTTTTTTAGTATCTCGCTAATGCTCAAAGTGTCTTTGGTAGCAGGAGATGAAGCCTTTGACAACAATTTTATCTCTTGCTCAACCAAATCCTGAACTGTTAAACCAGCCTCGCACAAAATGTTTCTAACTGGAATCTCAACAAAATAATCTTCCGCAGCCTTTTCAATTTGATTTGAAATTTGACCAACCAAAACCTTTGTAGCACCAATCAACGCTGTTGCTTGTTCCTCTGGTAGTATTAAAAGTGCTGATGTAAAGTTTGGGTACAACTCAATCATCTGTGTGTAAGCAAAAATACGCAAGGCTTCAATACTAGCCTCTTTTGACGGGTCTGTTGAGTAGGCAACGGACTGCTCTCTGTTCTTGCTGTATTCACAGAGTTCTTCTTTAACTCTTTCTCTGCGGGGCTTGCGATAGAACTCCACAACATCTAAAACAGTTTTGTCTTTTATTGAGTTGTTAAAGTTTGTCAAAAACTCATTAAACACGTCTTTTAAGATAGACTTATAAACATCTAGGGTGGTCTTTGGCGAGGGCTGGATGAATTGACCAGATTTACTTTTAAGGTATTTTCTTGCTACAGGGTCGGTGCTATCCTGTCCCTCGATTGACTCACCTAAAATAGCCAGTGGTGTTTTCCCATTGTTTGTTGTAACACCCTTGTTCGGGAGGTTGTATTGTTGAAATGTTTCGATTTTGTAGCTGCCATCACCCTCGATAATAATTGAGCTAAACTGACCGCCAAAAAACCTAACCCTGTTTCCAAGTCTGTTTCCGTTGTCAATCAGGTCTGGTGCAATTGAAAGTTCTGGTATGTTGTCTGGTTCTACTTTAGCTAGCTCTGTTTTAAAGTCAATAGGGTCGACATTTTTTTTGTCCGGTGGTTCAATGCCAATTTTCCCAAGGGCGTCTGTCACTTCAGAGTCTTGTTCAATTTTGGTCAATCGCTTATCTATGTTAGTAATGTCGTCGTCAAAATTAATCTTGTACTGGTAAAGGGCATCTTGAGCCTGACGATACGCTTCGTTTAATAAGCCACTAAAATCAATGTCTGGTAGCAAATTATTTATTGCGTCCTCGGACAAAAGATTAGCTAAATCTTCAACCGTTATTTGTGGCACATCGGGAGCACCATAACTAGCGGGCACTTTTGCTGCTGTTGGGTCGTCTGTTTTTGTATCACAGTAGTCTGCTGTTGGGTCGACGTTTGGTTCTGTTTCATTTACCACTTTGCAAAAGGCTGTTCCAGTTTGAAGACCTAGTTGGTAGAAGTAGTTTGCGTAAGCATAAAGGTCGTCAAAAAATGTATCTACTTTTGTTTGCTCGGCAAATGACTGAAGTTGTAGAAGCAATAATGGCTCGGCTTGTCCTTCTAGTAGCCTGCACATCTCTTTGCCGGTCAAGCTAGAAAATGTCAAGTTGATAAAACTTTGAAACGACACGGAGTCGTTCCCAGTAAATTCTTTTCCTAAAGAAGTCGCTGCTGTGTTTTGAAAAGCAATAGGGTCTTCAAAGAGGTCTTGAGGTTGAACTGAACCGTAGTCAAAATCACCTTCGGGTTCATTGCTGGCTAACAATAGTAGGCACTGTTGGACTAGAGTGTTAATGAACTGTCGTCCAAGCTCCAGCAAAAGACTGTCTAGCTGCTTTTTTAATTCTTTGGTAACTGCGCCCATGGGGTTTGACAAAGACTTGTTTTTCCACAGTTTTTGTATCTGCTTGTAAAAATTTTCGTATTTGTCAAACTCTACACCAAATGATTTATAGTTTTTTGTTAGTTCCTCTAGCTGTTCTGCGAGTGCTCTGGCTAAAGAAAAGTATCCTTGTGCTTTCAAGTTCTCAATCAAAAGAGCCGTCAAGCACTCAATCAGTGGCTTCAATCCCCACTTGTTCAGCATAAGATAAACTTTGCCAAGCTCAGAATTGACCTTTTTCAAAGTATCCTTTAGTGCCTTTACAGATTCATTATCTGCTCCAGCAAATGATTCTGTTCCCTCTGCTACATTAGAAAGTGCTGCTGGGAAGTTGAAGAAGGCAAAGTCTCCCAAGTATTCTGCATCACGAAGAGTTTGTGAATAAACTTGATTTCTCGTAATAACTGGTGGTTCAGCGTTGTCTCTAACTGCTTGGGCTAAATCTAGATTTACACCTGAAGCTGCTTGCCCTAAAGATTGTCCAATTTTAGAATTTACATAACTGCTTTTTTGGGCTGTTGATTTAAGGAAGTCGTTTAAGTCCTTTAAGTCTCTTATGTTCGCAATTTTTGCTATGTCAGAAAGATTGTTAATCTTGAAGTCTTTGTTTTTGCCATCGTCAATAAAGTCTTTTATTTGTTTTGAAAGTGGCTTTTGCTGTCTCTGTTGGGTGAATTTGTCATACTCAACCTGAATCTTCTCGACATTTAGTTTTGTTGAAGCGTCTTCAATTCTGTAAAGAAGGCGAACCACACCGTTTGGTCGAGGGTCGATTGTTTTCCTATCGTTCAAAAGTATGTCTTTTGACGAAGGGAGTGTCATAGGCTTTGTTGTTTCGCCAGCTATTTCACAGGTCTTGTCGCCTTTGAATTTTGGAATTGGTGTCTTAATCTCTTCGGGGTCTTTATCTACTTCAATTGTGAAAAGCTTGTTGTCAATAAAATACTGTAATGCCTGTGGGCGAAAATCGTTAAAAACCACAAACCAGTTTTTGTTTGGGTCTAACTCCGTTAAATCAGTCCAAAGGCAATAATAAACATAATCATTGGGAGCATCATAATAGGCAACCCTAAATTGTTCCCAAGTTGAATCGATAAATAATGTTGAAAGTGGATTAGGCATAGTTAATTTGTGTTGTTAAAGCTGCTACAAATGTAATTAGACTTTCCGGTAGAATTGAGGTATTTAAACTTAATCGTATCATTGCTGCCCACGATGGTGCCAGCGGCAAAAGAAAGCTTCTCTAGTGCAATAGCGTGGGTTATCTTTGAGGCGTTGAAGTTTGGTGACGTAGAGGTTGGAGCACCAAAAAATGGCGAGATGTGTATGTGAGCAGCCAAGTCGGTGTTTATTTTACCAATCTCCTCAATAATGCCATCCACAGCATACGAAAGGGCATCTACATTGTCCATAATTTCAGTTAAGCAATCTACAAGGCTGTTACCTTTTACTAAGGGCTGAAGTGCTAGCTCGCCGTCTGTTTGGTTGCCAGCGATAAGGTCAATACCCCTTGGGCGACCAATTGATACTTTTCTAGAGTTTTTGTTTGGTTCTGTTTTGGAAACACCGCCAACAATTTTTACACCTTCTCGACCAATGATTCTAACTGCGTCTGCTTTAATACCAATACCAGACTTGCCTGTTGATTGCCCAACAACGCCAGGGGCTAAACCAAATGCATCGTCAATGTCGACCTTTTGAGAAATGTAAATTCTAGCGGAGTCTAAATCAAAGTTTGGTCCAGATGCAACAATTGTTTTTCCATCTACTTTATCTACCGGAACAAAACCCTGTGCGCCGACAAAAAAGTCAATCATGTGTGCGCCATCTTCGCCCATAGCGCCGCGACCTTTATCAACGGGTGTTTCTAAAACAGTGCCGTCTTTTAAGCGGTCAGTTGTTTTGCCGATTCTATCAGTTCCCTGGATAATGTATGTGTTGCCGTGCTGTTGGAGCCTTTCTGCTCCACGCTTGACATACAATGGGTAAGGGTCAAGAGGCTGTGTTGCGTTATTAATCGAAGATAAGTTTCTGGTTAATGAGCCAGCTTGTCCGTCGTTAATCTCTATTTTTGGTTGTGTTGCTCTTGTCATAATTTATACACTTAAAATTTTTAACACCTACAGTACATCTAATCGTGCTGTGGCTGGCGAAGCGGCGATGACGCGCTGTTGGTTAGCAACGCGGCGGCGTTGTTGACGGCGCTCGATTGCGGCTGATGATGACGCACCTGCGCCAACGCTCTGTCCCTTCCAATAATTAAAGTATCTTTGTTGCGCGTTTGTAAAAACTGGAATTATAGTCACCCTTGTCGGATACGGTCTGTTCATAAGTATCTTATTGTTGACGATACCAACGGCTCCAACTTCAATTTGTTTATTGGGGTCTTGGTTGTTGGGCAGCGAGTTGTAGTGTAAAGCAGCTATCGCGTCAGTGATATCGCGGGTATCGACTTTGCTCAGTGCCTCCTTGTCAGGAGACTTATCAAAATTTTGAAGCGGACCTGCGTTTGACAATTTCCAAGCCAAAGAAGCCAATGTTGTACTTGAGCCATCGTTTTGTTTATTTTGGTTTTCGTTAGAAGAAGAGTTTGCTGCGCCGCCAAAAGATTCACCAGCTTTGGTCTTCTTCCAGTTGTCCCAACTGTTTTTCTGTTTTTGCACCTCATCTTTAAGACCTGAAACCCTTGGGGTGGCTCCCGTACCTGCGGAAGATACATAAGGGTCAAATCCATAATACAACTGTTTAATTCTTAATCTTACAGACTTTGGAATTCTTAAGCTGGTCTCTTGATCGAGGGCGTTTAATTTCAAATTTTTAAAATCTGCGGAGCCTGCTTTTTTTATTGTTGCGTCGCCATTGGGGTCTGGATAAAAACGAACCCAGCGTTGAGTCGAAAGGGTTTTTCCCTTTCTTATTCTTAGGTCATAGTGTGGGTAGCTTCCCCTGTAAAAACCAACGACACTGTTGGTTTCTTTATAAATTTTAGGGTCAAGATACAAGCCCATTCTTTTGCTTCTCAACAAGCCGTATTCTATCATTGTTGCAACAAAAGCGTATGACTCCATTCTTCCCAGCTTCTTATTATCAATCTCTATCTCAAAATCAAAAGCGTTGCCGGTTTGATGGTTGCCATTATTACTTCCATCCGTTGAGAGGCGTTTGCCTGACTGCACTATCAACGAAGAATTTTGAGTTGCTCCGTAATACCAGCCAGCATTTTCAGCAATGGCTTCTGCTTCACGAATTAAAAGCTGTCGAAGACCTTTTAGTTTTCCTTTCACCTCACACTTAAAAGGCAAGCCGAGAAAGCCTCTATTGACATTTACTGGCTTGTTATCTTCTTTAATCTCTTTATCAGAGGCGTATAGCAAAAATTCACTATTAGCTGCATCGCCATCTGGTTCATCTTTACTCTCAGCCTGAGAACCGTCTCCTGTGACATTCTGACTATTAATAATGTATCCACGTCTTGTATCGACGGGATTTTCAAACGAAGCTTGAACTGGTGCGCCGACCTTTAAATAATCTCCCTTAAGGGCAATGCAGATGCAATCGTGTCGTACAACGTCTAAAGGGTCAAGGTAAGAATGCACATCGGGAATTCTTACTCTAATTTCAACATACTGATTTTGTTTTACAAAGTCTCCATAAACCCTCTTTAACTTTTCAAGCTCACCGGCTGCAACACCGGCATCTCCTAAAATTTCAAGAATGTATCCCGACTTTTTAGAAGAAAAAATTATTGGACTTGTTGCTTGTTTTTGCTTTAATTTAATCTCGGTTAATGGGCTATCAGAATACGGAGTTAAATTAGTATCGTAAAACATCTACTCTTCCTCCCCGTTGTCGTTGAGGTTATCGTAGATAGCGTCAATGTCTGCTGAGGAGATAGTTTCAGTTTGCTTACTAGTCTTAGCCATAAGTGAAGCAACCTTTACTAGTTGTTCGTTGGAGCGCTGTAAGGTTTCTAGGTACTTGGCTACAATAAGACCTTGACGACCATGGTCTGCCCTTCCTTGATGAATGTCTTGGCAGATTTCATCAAGAGCAGTGTTGGTCGCCTCTCGGTCAAGTCTAATGTTTTTTATTGCTTCTTCTAGAAGTTTTTCATATTTCGCCATCGTTCCAATCGGACTTAAAGCCCCTATACCTTACTTTTAGTTTTGTGAGGACGGTTGCGATTTGTTTTGTGTTCAAATCGGTAATCTCCCTCATGTATAGATAAATAGCCTTTTTATTGAAAATTTCTATCTGGTCAGAGTGTTCAAACAGCACCTTGATGGCGTTGATGACCTTTACTTCGTTTTCTTTCTCGGCTGCTTCGTACCACTCGTCAATGTTCTCGCGAAGATGGGCGAAGAACTCTGTGCGTGCTCTTTCGTGCTCGTATGGTATGTGGTCGGTAAGGGGGTGCTCTAAGTTCTTTGACTCGTCAATGGGAGTCTCAGTTTTTAAACGCTTGGTTGTTTTCTTTACTTTGTGGATAAACCAGTTCTTGGTAACGACTGAAAAGTAAGAGAAAGCCTTAGAGCCCTTGTCGGGGTCGTACTTATCGAGAATAGTGACTAACCAAGCTTTACATTCTTCACGGAGGTAATCGATGTTTGGAAGAGTTGTGAACTTGTATGTGTAGATAATTTTATCAACAAGCTCGTCAAACGCAGGGTGAATAAACTCGATGTAGAGTTTTTCTTTTGTGTAGCGGTCTGTTGTTTTACAGTATTTAACTATGGCGTCCTCATGGACTTTTGTAAAATACTGTCTTTTAGTTCTCTTCTTCGGCATTACCTATTATCTCCTCTTGTATTTGCGCTACATCTTTTAGAGTCTCCTCTATTTCGTTTGTAGCGTCAACGAGAGCCTGGATAACAGGGTCTCCGTAGTATGTTTCGCTACCATTGACCTTTTCAACAAGTTGTGTAAATTCAGAAACTTGCAATTGAAGGTCGTATAAACGTAGTTGAATGTTTTTTAGCGTCTTTGCAAAGTTGAAGCAAAGATAAGCTAGAGCAAGCGTGGTCGCTGTCAATACTATAATAAATGTCCATTCAAGCATTTGGGTCAAACTCCCTTGTTCTAGCTTCTTCTTTCATTTGTTTTAGAACCTCGCGGTTCTCTTCGATGCCCTCTTTCGTTGCCTCGCCTACTTTTCTGTCGCCTCTTTGCTCGGTCTTCATTGTGGTGAAGTGGCTGGGGATGCGGAAAACAAAGGGTGAGTCACACTCGGTGCATTTCTCTACTGTCTCGGACATAGAGTGCCACTCGTCCCACTTGTTTTTACAGGTATTACAACGATAAGAATATTTAGGCATCTGCTCTTCCATAGTCGTCCGAAAGGCGAACAACGTCATCAAGGTGTGGGGTACTTGCTTCGATTAGCGTAACGCCTTGGTTTTGAGGGGCTGTAAAGCGGTGAATTGTTTCTGGCTTTATTCTAAAAGATTTGCCCTCTGAAAGAATCATAATGTTGTCTTCGCTATCCGACTTTGCTAAATCGAGGTGAAGAGTTCCATCCTCTACGAAAATAGTTTCATCTTTAATCCTGTGAAACTGTCGTGAAAGACGTTGCCCAGGAGCAACATAGATTCTCTTAACAACATACAATTCAGTGTTGATTAAGATGTCTTCCCAACCCCATGGTTTCTCAATCCTATTCATCTACATCATCCTCGGGGGCTGAAACAGTTGGCGGGTTATTTACAATCAGTTCGTTATTGTCGTCTGAATTAAAATCAAATCCACGAAGAATTCCTGTAATGTCTTCTTGGTTTAGAATTGCCTTTTGCAGTGCCATCATAATTGAACCGATAGCTTGATTTGATAGTGTCATTTTATTCTCCAAAAAACTCATTTGAGTTTATGTTTTTATCATCTATAAACAAGTCATAAACTGGCTTGCCAAATTTTAAGTCGTGGTATTTTACTCCCCACTTTTGGAATTGAGCTTCGGTAACTTCTCTCCAATCAATCCCAGACCCAGTTCCTCTGGCAGTCCAGTATACAATAGTATACCCCATTTCATAAAGATTGTTTATCTTTTCTATTCTATCTGGAAATGGAGTTGCTTGTGCATAATCTCTTGTTTCAGGAGATTGGCAGATAGTCTCGTCTATGTCAACATAGTAAATCATTTATCCTCTTTTCTAAATCTTTCTTTGTTATGAAACGTTCTTAAAGTTTCTTCCGTATAAAATTTATCGCCTATTCCACTGTCATTAGTGGCATCCCAGTAATAAATCTTATGACCAAAGGTCTCTAATTTTTTAATAAGCGCAAGGTCTTCCTCAAGGCTTATTCCGCATTTTGGTCCATGTAATTCCCCATAGATTTTATCAATGTGTTTTATAACCCCAGTATCAATTAAATCCTTAAATACTTCGTACTCTGCGCCCTCTATGTCTAACTTTAATACAATACAATCGCTCGCAGAAAAATTTTTAAGTATAAACTCTGAAAGCTGGATAGCTTGTATCTGGGCAAGATTTACTTTTGGTGCATCTCTCTTTAATAAGGAGGAGGATTCATCGTATGAGTCATAGAAAACAACGCTTTCTTCATTCTTGTTCCACAGAGCCTTATCATAAAGTTTAACAGTGCAGCCTACCTTTCTAGCACGTTCAGCCGCTTCTTCTAGATACTCTTGAACTACCCCACTCGTTGTACACTCAAATGAATGAATTTCATACTCACTTGCTTCGGGATGGTGGTTAATAAATAAGTCTATAGATTGACCCTTATTGGCACCCCCGTCAATAAACACCTTTCTCACTAAACGACCTCCATAAAATCAAACAGCGGTTTCTTGTCGTCCGGTAAATTCTCAACCCACTTTTTTCTTGTCTTAAACAAGCGGCTAACATCGCTTTCCATGTGTACTACATAATTTAGTGTTAACATACGCCTATCTGCTTTTTCTGGCTTTAGTCCTTTGTGAAACCCTGTTGTTAGGGCAATCAACAAATCCCCAGACTTGGCTGTTAGTTTTTTAATCTTGTCCTCGCCGTAATAAGCCTTCACTTCCTCATCTGACCAGCGGTACTTGGATAAGTGATCATAAAACTTGTTCGCATTACTCCCCTCCACAAATGTTAGTGGTCCACCGTGCTCGTCAACATCGTTCAGGTAGATAAAAAATTTCATAAATTTTATACTATTTCTATCCGCGTGATAAAGCTGTGTTGTGGTGGCGGGGCTGTTGGTTAGTTTACTCAATCGAAAGTTTTGCGTGCATAGCGATGGAACACATTGAAAGAATTCGGTGGCTATCTCATAAACTAGATCGCTGGTAGCTATTTCAAACGCTGTTTTAGAGGCGTATAAAGGGTCTTGTATCATCGTAAAAAATTCGTTGTCCTGAGAAACAAGACCGCTCGCGTGGGCTGTGTCAAAGTCCTGCCCAAGTGCCTCAATCTGCTGCTTTGTAAAAACCCCCTCTAGCTTGGCATAGCCGTTGGTGTTTATTTCGCTTATCAGTTTGTCGTGTTTATTCGTCAAGCAAGGGTAATCCCCTCTTCTTTCGCCAATTCTTTCATTAAAGTAGTTCACGGCTGCGAGACCACCGTGATAAAAACCAATTTGTTTTGTTGTGAGCCATTTGGTGTTCATGCTGTCCTGCTCGCCGGGTTGGATAAGTATAGCTGATAGTCTGTCGTTAATTGTTCAGTTAAAACCTTACTAGAAAAATTGCGAGGGTGACCATGACCAAGATTATAAAATTCTATGTTGTTTCCAACGTCGTGCAAAACATAATCCCAGAATTCTAAGTATTGCTCGTAATACTTTTTTTCTATGTTATCTTCTGTATTTCCAGATTCAATTGTGCCACTACCTCTTTTCACCCCCTCAAAAGCATGTTGGTACTTTTCCGCTTCGGCGTCTCTAACATAACCATCCATGCCAATAACTGAAATAGCTTTTGGAGACAAGTTACATAAAAGAGAAATTATTCTAACAACTGCTCCAATCTTTGAATGGTATCTGGTGTGCGCCCAGACAACTCGGTTTGGGTATTTATCTTTAAAGTTTTTAAGTTCTTCTAAATTTCTGCCTATGTTTTCAAAGCAGAATAAGGTGTTACTATCTTCAACGTAATCTAAGAATCTGTTGCTGGAGATGTCAACCTCATCTCCGATAATAGCTAAATCAGCGCCCATTTTTGTGATTGAATCGTTTAAAAAAAAGTGATTACAACTTACAACGTAGTCATAATCTTCGCGCAATGCCGGTAGTTTGCTTGCAGAGGGACCGCCGCCGATAACAAGAATTGATGAATTTGTAAAACTTGAAAAGAGCTTGTTCTTTTGATACATAACTTCTGCGTTTACAACTACTTCGCCGCCGCCGAGAAATGGTACTATGTTCTGCTTCACATAGTCTAGACCACGAAAGGGGTTCTTGACAAAACCAAAGCGGTCGTAAATAAAAGAACTGTTAGCTGGTGAGTTGTGTTTCCAAGTTTTTTCGCTAGTCCATCTCATAATTTTTACCCTCTAACTTCTATTCAAAGTCCTCATTTGTTAAAACACAATCAGCGTCGATGTCTTTAGACAATTTTTTTCCAACAATGTCGTAATACTGGTCCGCAGCTATACAATTTGATACCGCTGGACGTTTTGTGGTTATTTTATCCAAAGTTAAAACTTCTCCTGCCATAATTGGTTTTGTTGTAACGACAGAACGCATAGCATTTCTAAACTGCTGCTCGCTTTTTGAAATCGAAGTCTGGCGCTGGTATAAGGTCTGTTCAATGTCAATAATGTCACTTACCATTTTTTTAAGCTCTTCGGGCTCTAAGGCGTGTGGACCATGGTCCGGTCCTGGCAAATGGCGAGACAAAGTATAGTGTTTTTCTACTACAGAAGCGCCAAGCGCGACAGCTACTGGGGGGACTAATGTTCCAACAGAATGATCAGAAATACCAACAGAAATTTTATGCGAGTATTTCATCTGCTTTATTCTTTGTATTTGTTGCAAGCAGACATCAGAAAGTGGTGTTGGGTAGGCGTTGTTGCCGTGAAGAAAAGTAATCTCTGGGTTTGGATTCTCCATAGCAACCCAATCAATTATCTTTTGAATAGTGACTAAATCAACACCAATAGCGGCTGTTATTATCAGAGGTAGTTTTGTTGAAGCTGCGTATCTAACTATTCTTGGGTCAGTGGCTTCAAAGCCAGCAATCTTTAGCCTTTTTACTCCCAACTTATAAAGTTCGTCCACGGCGAGTTCATCAAACGGGGTGGACATAAACTCTATGTTTTTTTCATCACAGTATTGTTTTAAGTCGCTTTGCCACTCTCTTGGAAGTTCCAGTTCCGACATTAGATTATTTATGTCTTTGTATCCTGCAAAATTTGGAGTATTCTTGGCGTACAAGGTTTCTGAACTGTATGTTTGAAACTTAACCGCTGACGCGCTGGCTTCGACAGCAACATCTATTAGTTTAAGTGCTTGGTTAAATTTTCTATCGTGATTAGCGCCTGCCTCGGCAATCACAAATGTTTTCATTTTACCCTCTTTAAGCATGGAAATAGTTCATACTAAAATACAAGCCGCGCTCATGCATTTCTGGTTTACGAGAAAACCTTATGTGAGAGCCAATTTCTGCATTATTCCAGTGAGCATACTTTGGACCTTTAAGTATTCTTAGCAATAACTTGTAGTCCAACTTGTACGAAACATAACGAGAATCTTGAAAATCTCTAACATTTATGATTTCAATGCCTTCTCCAGAACACGAAATCTTACATAATTTATCACATGGCAAATAAATGTAAATATTTGTTAGTGATTTAAAATTTATTTCTTTTCTTTTCTGCTCAAATCTACTGTAAGCTTTATCTAACAGAGATAAAACTTGTTCAAGTTTAACGTCTGGGTCATCTTCAAACTCATATCTATGTTTTATTAAAATGCTTTCAACATAGCTTATCTTTTCTTCATAGTCTATTGGAGTGTACACAGAAGATGCTTCACTGGTTTTCAAATCAAATGAATCAAAAGAATTGAGCAAAAATCCTTTACTGTTTGCGTTGACGTGATTTTTGTAGTATTCCAACGCCTCATCTAGTTGCGGAACTGCTCTATGTCGCTCTAAAATAGCATTTTTACCTTGGAGTGTGTACGTTCCTGCAAAGGGCATGTAGTGGGATGGGTTTACTTTATTTATATATCTCAAGCCAGAATTTAAATAATGTGCCTTAAACTTTGGTGCATAAATGTTTTTCTTATCCTCTTCTGAATAATCCCAACAATGAGGATACGCGCTAGCACCAGCGTAACCGACCAATAATAAGTCTATTTTTTTATGAATTTCTAGAATTTTATCAATAGTTGTAGAAGACAGGGCGTAAGGGCAATCATTAACATTTAGGAGTGTCTTTTCATTAGTTTCAAATACTGACATTGTGTCTATGCTGGTAGAGCCAAATTTACTCTCCATCTTTCCGCAGCCAAAAAACTTAAAACAAAGTTCTGGATTGCAATTATCAGCAGCATAAATATAAATGTTTAAGCCATCACCACAATGAAACGCTTCCCCGTGGTCAAGCTCTATAACTTTTCTACCCCAACGCTCTAAGTTAGTCTTCACAAATTTTGCATCATATTTGTGAATTAAAACTGGTATGTCTGGATTTATCTTTTCTAACGTTGCCCTGCTCATGTGGTCGGGGTGTATGTGAGAAATGTAAATATAATCTACATCATCAAATTGCGTGTAATCTATTTCTATTGGTGGATAATGAGTCCATGACCCATAATACTCATCTCCAACTATCCATGGATCGGTAAGAACTTTGGTATTCTTGTAGGATACTAGTGTTGTTGCCGATGCAATGTGTGTCAATTTCATGTCCTAAGTTTAACACACGACTATAAGCTTGTTAAGAAATGCAGCGGCAGGTTTAAGATTAGAGGGTGCAGCCTTTCTAATACTGGCAGTGAAGCTCCGGTTGAATAATACTTCATCTTGTGCAACATCGGATAAAGACGAGATAATCCTGTCTCTTGAATTATTCTGTTAGCCTGCTCGGTCAAAGTTGTCGCAAAGTAATAAGATGATTTTTGATCATGGGGTAACAAGGTGTGTCTACAAATTAAATTTTCATAGTTCTTTTTTCTTACTTCTAATAATTCTTCATACCTTTTTATCTGAGTGAGAGCTATCGTTGCATTCAAGTTGTTCATGTAAAACTTAAATCCGCTTGTCTCTACATCATAAGTTGCCCCATCATTAACTCTACCAAAATTTCGATACAGTAAAAAATAATCGGCAGCTTTTGAATCGTCTGTTGAAATCAACCCACCATCCGAAGTGCAGATAGGTTTGTAAGGGTGAAAAGAAAAGAAAGTAAAATCAGATTGAATTGTTGGTGTCACACAATGTGCGCTGTCAACAACAATTATTTCATCTCCCACAAGGTCAAAATTAGCAATACTGCTTACGCCACCATAAAGAATTGGCATCACTACCACTCTGTTTTTTGTTGGCTTGCGAATACTCTTATAGTGTTTAGAAGAGAACTGTAAATCTTCTTGCACATCAACAAAAAAGAGGTTGTGCCCAAAGTGCTTTGCTGCCCAGGCTGGAGAAGTAAATCCAAGTGATGGGGTGTAAACGTCACATTGACCATGCACCTCACGCAGATAAGCAAAAATCATAAATGCTGCTGCGGAGGCAGAGTTTGTTGAGATGTTATGCCTTTTGTTTGAAAATTTAGCGAACTCTTTTTCAAATAAGCCAACATTATCACCGAAGCCCAACTGACCAGAAGAAACGACACTTGCTATTTTTTCGGTGTCCTCTTCATTAATCATGGTCTGAAACAACTTCATTGGCACTCTAATCCTTTGTTAATCAATGAGATTAATTTCTGTGTGTCGTGCTGTACCCAGAGACCAGAGTTGAATTCTTGACCCTCGTATTTGCTAAATTGTTGATACTTTTTATTAGTATACTGTGGTCTCACCTGTAATAGATTTGCTCCGTCGACTTCATAGGTGAATGGCAGTTCTGTTTTTGAAAGCATGTCTTCGTGGAGTTTTTCCCCAGGTCTAATACCAATAACTTTTGTGTTTATTTTAGTGTTTGTAATCTCGCCAATCGCTTCAACGCACTTTGGCAATGTGTATGAATCAATTTTTGGAATAAACACCTCGCCGCCATAAGCATTAATTAGGGAGTCAAGAACGGTATCCACGGCATCCTCAAGTGTAAACAAGAACCTTGTCATCTCATTTGAAGTTACATTAATTGTCTCACCTCTGGAAACTGCTGCCATCCACAATGGAATGAAAGAACCCCTGGATGCGATTACGTTACCATAACGAACTGAAGCAAAAATGGTAGAGTTTGAGTTGTGGTCGTAATTCGTAAAAATCCTTTCGGCAATGAATTTTGAAGACCCATAAACATTAACCGGCTGGCAGGCTTTGTCGGTAGAAATCAACATACACTTCTCCACCCCTGCAAGTAAAGAAGAAATGGCGACGTTTTCTGAACCTGCAATGTTGGTTTTCACACACTCATCGGGGTACAACTCCATGTCGTCAACCCTTTTTAGGGCAGCGGTGTGAATAACATAATCAGGCTTATAGAGCATCATAGAGGTCTTTAGTTTTTCTAAATCCCTTACATCACCGATTACTCTTTTTATTTCTTTATCTTTGCCAAAATACAGGGCTTGTTTTCCCTCATCTCGGCTATAGATAATAATTTTACAGTTTAGCTTTTTTAATCTTTTGATTAATGCCCTTCCCAAAGAGCCTGTGCCACCTGTGATAAAAACAGTCTTACCAGAAAAAAAATTACTTCTCATTTTTTGCCGCCTTGTATAGACTTTCGCACATTTTAAATTGCCACTCGTAATCAATGTCCAGGCACTCTCTCTCTGCCATCGACCACAACTCTATGTCATTTGGTTTATTAAAATCTCCCATCCATACGCCTTGACCAATCTTCTCTAGCGAGCCAGCGTAAAGACAGTGTGCTGCCTCTCTAATAATCTTTGCTGTCTTGGTGTTCATAACGTCTTCTTTCAGTGGCGTTAGAAAGGTGCCGTCTTCATCCCAGAAATAATTCTTTTTGTCCATCACGGCAAACATACCATCAGTGTCAGACTTTAGGTAATCGTTAAAAAATCCCTCAATTGTCTCTGTCTTTACAAACGGACAACAGGCATTAATCAACACAACATACTTTTGAGGAATCTCATCCCACCACTCATAAATCTCAGTGAGTGGCGTTCCCTCTGACATTGCGGATTTTTCACTTCTGTTAAAAACATTAAAAGGATACTTGGAACACAAATCCTTCAACTCTGGCTCATAAACAGAGCACCAAACATTCTGATTTGGAATACTTGACTTTTCCAGCTTTTCTAATACTATGTCCATCAAAGTTGTGTCCGCAAAAGGACGAATCATCTTTTGCGGGCATCTTTGAGAAGAAAGTCTTGCTTGAATAATAACTGCAACGTCTTCTACTTTTTTCATTTTTTACCTCTACAAAAGACTGTTTGGCTGGAACTTGCATGTACGCTATCAAAGTATTTCTTGACCATAGTCAAAAGTTCTTGTCGGTCGGATAATGGACCGTGTATTTCAAATGACATGTTGAGTATTTTATCCCACAATTTGTGTTTCTCAATACAATCAAAAATTTCATACTCAGAGCCCTCGCAATCTAATTTTAAGAAATCGATTTTTTCTATTTTGTTTTGTTTTACAAATTGGTCAAAACTAATCCAATCGACTTTACTTTCATTCCACTCTGCTGTAAATTTTTCTCTATTAAGATAAGTTGAAGTATCAGAATCAAAAATCGGCTTATGACCACCGGGATTTTCAACGTTCTTATAAACACCAACGGGCGCATTGTCGCCAACAATAGCTAAATTTTCAACGACGACGTTATCAAAATCTTTTGTCTTATCAAGACAGAAGTCATAATTTTCTTTTATTAGCTCAAAAGCGTGAATTTTTGATTGCGGAAACTTGTTTGCAGCCCACACAGTAAAAACACCAACATTCGCACCAATGTCAACAATTGTTAATTCTTCTGGGTCTTCTGGGTTCCAAAATTCAAATCCATAAACATCTTTCCCGATGACCTCTTTTTCCATCTTGTTGTACCACTTTTGGTTCATTTTTATCCTCTTAGTTTTTTACGAAATGGAAGTTCCGTATCGGTGACTCCAATTGTCCCGTCTCCAAGAGCCTGCTCAAGCTCTCTAACGCCCCTTACAAGCTTAATAAGCCCTTGTGGCTCTACAGAAGACAATTGGTCTGTTCCCCACATTGTTCTATCAAGAGTAATGTGTCGTTCAATAATCTCTGCGCCCAACATAACTGTAGCAACAGAAGTACCAAGACGGAATTCATGTCCACTGTAGCCAACCTTACAGCCGTAACGGTCTTTAAGGGTTTTAATGCATGACAGGTTTAACTCGTCCACTGGAGCGGGGTAACTGCTGTTGCAATGTAATAAGGCAAATTCTGTGCCCTCTTCTCTCATCCACTCAACTGCTTTATCAATCTCCTCTACGGTACTCATACCAGTAGAAACAATTAATTCTTTGTTTCTCTCGGCAGACCACCTAGAGCTAGCCCTAATCAACTCTTCGTTTGTAAGCATAGCTGAAGGGATTTTAATAAAGGGGATTTCGTAATTTGATAAAAATTGTAGGCTGTCCAAATCCCATGGAGATGCAGACCACTCAACACCCTTCTCTTTGCAGTATCTATCAATCTCGTCGTACTCATCTTTCTCAAACTCTACCTTGTATTTGTACTCAAGGTAGGTCATCGTGCCCCATGGCGTCTCTCTCATTACATTTTTTTGATGCTCTGGAACACAAACGTCTGGATTTCGCTTTTGAAACTTGACTGCATCACAGCCAGCTAATGAGGCTACATCGATAAGTCTTTTTGCGTTCTCTAGCGAGCCGTTGTGGTTAATACCAATTTCTGCGATTATGTATGTCACAATTTCTCCCGTAGAATGCCTTCATAAAGGCTACTAATGTCTGATACTATTGTAAGCGAAATTCCACTTTCTTTTAACCAATAAAACATCTCTTTTGTTGCTGCTCTAGTGGTTTCTATTTCCCAATCAAGAATGTCACCACGATTCACAAGACCTTGTGTGTTGCCGTAAAAGTGTTTGTAATTGTCTTCATCAACTTTATTATAAGTCAAATCCCATCCCAATACAACTATTTTTTTAACACCAAGATGAACCGCAGTTTGTATTACAGTTTCATACATTATGCCTGGACCACATGGTCTTTGGGCTTCCAGTGGGTAATCTTCAAACTTTTTTGTAACAGCTAAAAACTCATTGTCTATTTCTGTTCTTATTGGAATCTTAAAAAATAAGTCGTCGTGCTGCAAAGCTGACCATCTCATGCCCTTGTCATAATTTGAACTTCCTACGACAATTGGGTTTGATTCTTTATAATCGTAATGCACACCCGCGTTGGGGCTTGGCAGGTTTGAACAATTAAAGAAGTGAAAGTCTACCACCTCTGGGCAATACTCGTAGGCTTGCTTAACTGCGAAAACAAGCTTATCAGATAATTTTTCTTTTAACTGTTTCCTGCTATAGTCCTTCAATGAGGGACCACAGTTTAAGATGTAGCAAGTGTCGCCCTTATAAGAGTCTTTTAAAAGCGAGACTTTTTTCTCCAGACTTTCCATGGAGGAAAGCTTAGATTTCAATCGATTAGTGGTGCTTTTTGGAGAAGAGATAAGCGGTGTAGCTTTCTCAAAACTAAAAGAGTCTGTAAGGATTCTTTTTATGTTGTCCTTGCCACAATGGTCACTTAGCTTTTTAGAGTTGTTTTTTGCAATTGCAGCTAACTCTTCTCTATTGTCAAACGCATACCTCATTTTTTCCATCAAGGACAACACGTCAGGCTCATAATAGTTTGAACCACATTCATAGTTTGGAAGTTTATAGCACGGAGCCAAATGGCAACCAAACATCAATGCGTTTGGCTCTAGGTAATCTACATGACCACCCTTATCTGGAACAATTACCGGCTTGTTAAACGATGCAGCCTCGGCAATAGTTAGCCCAAATCCTTCGCCTCTTGTTGCTAGAACAAAACAATCACTAACATCGTAGAGATAATTTATTTTTTCCCTTGACAAAACATCTACAAGGACATAAACAGGGCAGGCGGGTGGTGTGTTTTTTTCATCCGTAAAGACCCCTGCTTTAATTGTTTTTATTTGGTCTGCTATTTGCTTAAATGCTGTTGAACCCTCTTTGCTAGTGTTATCAACGTATGTTTTAATCACCAAAGCAACATCTGTCTGGCTCTTAAATTCTGAAAAGTATGCCCTCAGCAATGGCTCAAAGCCCTTGCGGTGACCCCATTGACTCATTGCAAAAAAAGTAAACTTCCCATCGAGTGAAGGGAGTTTTACAGCCTTCTTGGCTGTATTTTCAACTGGACTGATGTAGTGCGGCAAGAGTTCAGTTTCGATACCAGTTTTTTTGTAGGATTCGCAATTCCAACGTGATGGAACAAAATTAATCTTTGTGTTGTGCTTCTCTAGCACCCCTTTCCAATACGAAGGTATTTTGTCTGTTTCCCAAGTGGTAATGCTGTGATTCTCGCTACAATTATCAATAAGAGTCTTAAAGAGGCGAAATGACTCCTTAAGTTGTGGAGGCAACCTATCCAAGTTTTCCATCCATGTCATTACCGGAGGAGGCAAATGCCAAAGAACAGAATAATCACTTTCTTGAATTTTGTCTACTATAGCCTTTGTTTTAATCTCGTGTTTTTCAATTAAATCTAGCACAGAGTCAGGTGCAGAATTTTTTTGTTCAAAATTTATTGACAGGGTAAAAAGATTGTATCCGCTTTCCCTCTCTAATTCAGATAGAATCTCCAAATAACCTCGTGCAGCAGAAGCATAACCCGAAGCATCTCGAAATTGCCCAACAAATACTAAGTTTTTCATAGTACCATTACTTGTTCTTCTGGTTCTTCAATTCCCAAACTTTCAACAAACTGACTGTTTAGCTTGCTTTCTTCAAAGGTTTCTAAAACCCACTTTTGCAAAGATTTGGAAAGCCCCTGATAGACATGATGTTCGTTTTTCATTTTACGAAGCGCCATCTTATACGAGCCCTCCCTAGCAAACGCCCATTGTGAGTTTGGTTGAATAACCCCTTCCCAATGCGCCTCTCGTTGTACAGGAAGAACATCAAAGTCCACTTTTAAGAATTTTCCTTTCTTTTTTACCTTGCCCTTCTTGTCCTTTTCTGGCACATACAAGAAGTCACATTGACCTGACCACCCGATGGTAATAATCGGTAGCCCAGCAATGGCAGCGTCAAAAAGTGGAAGACCGTATCCCTCACCGTGAGCGATGTTGATAAAAGCCTTAATTTTTTCGTGTCTGTAAAGCGCCTGCATCTCCGTTTCGCTCATGTAACCATGAAGGAGTGTCACAGAGCACTTTCGGTCCTTATACGGCGCGAGAAGAGCTTGTAGACGGTTTTGTGTGTATTGTCGGTCAATAGTGCAATTCTTGAAAGAGTTGGTCTTTACAACAAGTCCCACTTCTTGGTCGATGTTCTCCTCAACGAACCATCGAATAGCATTCTCAAAGTTCTTTCTTGGACCCCACTGGCTGACTAGAAGATAGTTAAAATCGTGCGGGAGGTCGAGTTCCACCTCTGTGGGGTTTTGTGGGCGAACAGGGTAGTTCACAACCTCTACCGGCTTCTCTAGTTTGTATGGGAATTTGTTACCGTTGCGGTCCTGTGCTTCCACCACAGTATTGACAAAAACGTCCTTAGAGTGGTTGCTAACAACGATTATCTTGTCCATAACCTCGTTACACTTCTGTAACCACTGTGGGGCAACCTTCGTTGTCTCAATGCCCGCTGTATAACCAATGTTGACCGGAGCCATCTTTTCAAATTCGTTTGGAATAGTAACCTGAAGGGAGATGTCAAACTGTATCTGACCAGCGTTGATGTAGTGTGCCGTTTTTTGAATTGTTTTAATTAACCACTCTCTTTCTTCGTCATCTTCGATAATGTGGTTTGACTTTCCCCATTCCAAATTCATAAGATAAATGTCGAAAAGGTCTGGTCGTGAGCGAAGTGCTCTGAGAGCAAATCGTGTTTGTTCTCCGTATCCAGTTTGTGATAGGGCTGGACCCTTTACAATAATCTTCTTCATACTGATAGTTGCTCCCAAGCCTTGTATCCTTTGCGGGTATCCCAAGAACCATTCTCTTCAAGAACTTCGTCCATAAACTCTACCCAGTTTTTCTCAAGCTGTTCAAAGGAGTAGTTCTTCTCAACGTGCTTTCTGCCCTCTTCACCTATTTGGCGGCGAGCTTTGTGACTCTTTGACCACAGTTCATAAAGAGCGTTAACAAGGTCATCCTCGTTCATTCTATCCTCGCGGATAAATGGAATTTCTTGCGAGCCAATAATTGCTTTTGAAGCTGGCTCAATCCCAACGCCAAAAAAGTTTTTGCCGTCCGTGACTTGCTCTTGAAGACCACCCGTCATGTTAACAACAATAGGCGTTCCACAAGCAAGGGATTCCAATGTTGCGAGACCAAAACCTTCAGCATCTGAAATGTTTACAGTTACATCACAGGCGTTGTACAGTCTTGCAAGGGCTGCGGCTGGCATTTTTTGTCTACTAAACTTTACCTGACCGTCTGTTAAACCTAGCTCCTTAATAATCGCATCCAAGTCCTGACCGTGTGGGTCTTTAGTGTCGGTGTGCATGATAAGCACAGCCTGATCGTCTCCAACACGGTCCAAGAATTTCTTAAACCAAAAAATAAGTGAGCCAGATTGTTTACGTCTCGCGTTTCTATTGTTCCAAAAAATTGTAAACTTATCTGCGTCTTCGCCAAAGTTTTCTTGTCTAAACTTCTGCCTTTCTTCTTCTGGGAAGAGTGAAAAGTCCGGTGGCACAGCGTGAGGAATGTACTTGCGCTTTACCTCTGGTGCTACCGTAGCAACAATGTCATCAGTAACTTTGCTGATGGTTGCAATAGCATCGTTAGAAAGGTAGAACTTTCTATTGAACTTTGGATAAGGGTAGTTGTCCCAAACATGGTAGTATACCAGAGGACAGTGTGAGCGAATCTCTTCTTCGATTTCCCACAACCAAGCCCAAAAGCGTGGGTCGGTCATAATCCAAACAGCGTCGGGTTTCTCTACCCAAAGCGCTTCTCTGACTATGTGAACGTCTCCATACCCTTTAATTGGGTAAATGATTAAATCATCTCCCCATTCTTGAGTTTTTTGCGGCTGGTAGTTCTCATGTTGAATAGCCCCGCCAAAGCACAGGAACTTATATCGTCCGGTCTTCAGCAGGGCTTCAACGAAGTATTTGGTTTGTGTGCCGACACCCGAAGGTGACATTGGGTGGTCAGATAAGACCAATATTTTTTTCTTCTGTATGTCCTCTGGCATGTTTATCCTATGTACAATGTGGAGTATTGAAGAACTCGCACTTTTGACAAGATAAACGGTTCTTCATATGGTTTTGTGTATTCACATTGTACAAGGCTTTTTTCAACAAGTTAAGTGCATTTGTGGTTTTTCTTGGACCGGAAGTCACACGGAAAATTTCCACCTTTTGTCCAACCTTTGCTGTGCGTTTCAGCAGGGCAAAGTGCGTCTCAATCTGGTCAAGTGGAATACCCATTTTCTGCGACCAGTAGCGCTTGTACAATGTGAGTTGGTAAGTCACCATACGGTCAGAACGCTTCTTTGCATCCCAACCCCAAGAGCAAGACTTATAATCAATAATGTGATACTTGCCGTCCTTGGTTTTGATGATAAGGTCGATGTACCCCTTGAACTTATAATCAGCATCAGTGAATTCACCAATGCCTTCCATAAGGGTATCTTCTGCTTTTACAAACTCAAAGTCAGTTCCAAAGTATTTGTCAAAGCCAGCATCAAGTTCTTCGGTGATGGCAAGACCTTGGTTGTAAAAATCTGTGATTTGTTTCTCGGTAAACTTCTCACCGTTCTTCTCTAAGGTTTTTAACTGCTTGCGGAACGCCTCTCCAAAGAAAAACTTTTTATCTAGTTCTCGACCAGACTCAAAATACTTTTCACAGACGGAGTGAATAGCAGAGCCAAAGCCGGTAAAAATGTTGCCTTTGAACTTTCTAACTTTATCCTCGTAGATAAGTTTACGAGCGTAAGGACAGAAATCCCACTTAGCGAGTTCAGAATACGAAATGTGAGCCATGTATACCTCTTCTGTTGTGCTAACAATATAACACCACAGGAGTGCGTTGTCAAGGGTTTTTGTCTAAATCTTTGAATGCTTGTGCGTAGCCTCTAATAAAATTTTCTTCTGCCACGACTGAAAGGAACTCTGGAAACTCATCTGCGAAGATTTTTACTATGTCTTCAACAGTGACTTCAGGTTCTTGTGGGTGGAGTGTTTCACCAATGTAATCAACAATGAGTTCTTTTAGCTTTGTCTCTCTCTTGACAAAAACGTGTTTGAGGTCGTTTTCTACAACCTGCTCTTCTGTTATTGTTTCCATTATAATACCTTTGAAGCAAGGGTTGCTACTTTGGAGCGTTCGCCCTTTTGCAGCGAGATGTGTCCTGCTAACTCATAAGGCTTGAACTTTTCAAGTGCATAAGTTAGACCGGATGAGCGTGCATCGATGTAAACGTTATCGATTTGCTCAACGTCGCCTGTGAGAACTATTTTTGTTCCCTCGCCAACTCTGGTTATTATAGTCTTTAACTCATGTATTGTTAAGTTCTGGGCTTCATCGATAATGATGAAGGCATTTGCGATAGAACGACCGCGAATGTAGGTGAGTGCTTCTATCTCGATAAGACCGCGTTCAGAGTACATTTCCAGTGCTACACGGTCATCTCCCATTAGGAACTTCAAATTATCTTGGATAGGAGCAAGCCATGGAGCCATTTTTTCTTCCAAGGTTCCCGGTAGGAAGCCAATATCCCTTCCCATAGGCATAACAGGTCGGGATACAACTAATTTTTTATAAATAGGCTCGTATTGACCCTCGTCGAGAGTCTGTTCCATACCTGCTGCGATGGCTAGTAGAGTCTTGCCGCACCCTGCTGCGCCTACAAGAGAGACAATCGGGACGTTGGGGTCCATAAGTAGGTTCAAGGCAAAAGCCTGTTCCTTGTTTCTTGGTTTTACGTCCCAGATTCCGTGTTTGTACTCATCCACTCTTACAAGTGGTTTGTTGTAACTTATAAAGCGAGATAGAGCGGTCTTCTTATCATTGGAAGAAGAAACAAGCATTACAAACTCATTGGGAAGTAATTTTTTTTCTTCTTTGTCGATAAAAAGCTTCTCGCCTTGGTAGAAGTGGTCGATGGTCTGGTCATCGACTAAATGTTTGGTAAAGCCTGTGTAAATGTTCTCTTCGCGCTTTACGACTTGGTTTTCATCGTATCCCTCACAGTCAATACCCAGCGCATCACAACGTACACGCAGGTTGATGTCGAGAGAAACAATAATAACTTTTCTTGTTGGGTTGTTTTGCTTTTCGTTTAGAGCGGCTGCAATAATAATGTTGTCAGGGTCTCTCTTATCCATTTCTGGTGGAAGAGCAGATACATCTGAATAAACAGCCCTAATGATGCCAAAACCTTTGTCGATTCGGATACCTTTGTGAAGGTTTCCTTTTGCACGAAGTTCGTCAAGAAGACGAATAGTGTGTCGGGCGTTTGCACCTACGCCGTCCTGTCTTTTTTTGTGTTTATCGATTTCTTCAAGAACTTTGAGTGGCAGTATAATGTCGTTTCTGCCAAACTTTTTGAAGCAGTGCGAGTCGGTTAGATAAACATTTGTGTCGAGCACATAAGTTCGCTTTGCCATTATTATAAATAGTTCCCAAAAAGAAGAAGGGAGGCTTTCGCCTCCCCCCTAAATGCATATTCAGTTTTTATTTTTTGTTTAGCTGTCGCTATCTGTTGCAGCGTCAGGAGCAGCAACTGCGTCGGAAACATTTGGGAAACCGTCTCCCAGAATGTCTGCTACCGCTGTTGCGTCGGCTGGAGTGGATGCAGCATCATCGACAGTTGCGGTATCCTCAACGGTTGTTGCGTCTTCAACCGGGGTCGCATCTGGTGATGCTGCATCTTTCTGCTCAACGACAGAGGTGTCACTTGTGGTGGTATCCTCCTTCTTGGTGTCGCAAGCAGCAAACACAACAGCCATAAAACTCAAAACAATAATAAAATCTTTCATTTTCCTCTCCCTAAGTTACGTTTGTATCTTGTGATTCTGGCGATACTTCTCGCCCGGTGGCATAAGACCAGAAACGTGTTTTCTTTTGTTTCTTTTTATCGTGTGTAACAACGTACCAAACAAGTGGGTTGCCCGATACTGGTTGTCCTTCTAGACCTGTCTTTGGACAGTGTGTGACGTTTTTACTAATGCGGTTATAGAACTCAACATAGTTAGTCATTTTTCACCCTTTAAGTAGTTGCTTATTTTCGCTAAGGTCTTTCTTTTTTTCTTGAAGCTCTTCCTCGTGCAGAAGGGTCTTTAGGTCGGGGTATTTCTCTAGAACCTCGACCGTTGTTAGCCCTTCTGTCTCAGAAATGTTCTTAATAACTTCTTGAACCTTTGTCATTACCAGCAGTCCTCATTGTCGTAGTCGTCCTCGTCGTCATCATAGCTGTCGAAGAGGTTAGTGTCATCGTCTCGTCCGACGCCATAGTCGTTGTCATAAAACGAATCACGGGTTGAGTAATCAAAGCTAACACCAGCGGGAAGCAAAACGCTAAACTCCATGTCATCCATCTTTGAACTCCTTTTCACGGTTGATTTTCTTCAACTCTTTTAGGGACCACTTTGAATAGTAGTCTGTTTTACGAAGGGTATTATACCCACTTTGGAAGTCTTTGTCAAGACCTACATTCAACATTGGGTAAGGCGAACAACGAGTTTTTACACCACCGATACTGTAAGGGTGGTCAGGGTGAAAAACTATTGCCGACAAACCCAACTCCTTTACGAAGCGCTTAAAGTGTCTCCCAAACGCTTCAGTCTCTTTATACCCTATTTTGGAGAAAGGGTCAAGTATTAAAAGCGACTTTTTTTCACTTTTTTCTAAAAAAGTTATTAAGACTTGTAAAAGTTTCTCATCTGGCTCGTCAATAATGATGCGTTGAGCGTGCCACATAATACTGTCGTTAAGTCTTTCTTTTCTCGCAAAGGGGCAAGGCGCAAACCCCGCAAAAGCGGGGTCTGGCTTCTCAACAACTTGTTCAAGATAAACTTTTGTTGCCTCGATGGCTTCGTTTATCTTTCTAGAGTAAAGGTGATTCACTTCTTTGTTTCTTCTACAAGTCGCTTCATGTCCTTTGCTACTGCTGACTTAAACTGTCTAACGTCAGCTTGTGTGGAGCGTAGTTCGTCTACAAGGTCGGTAATTCTTGCTTGTAGTTTGTCAATTTGCTTTTGTTGTTCTTTCAGTGTCATTTTTTTCTCCTAGCATTCAATCTCAAGACGACCCAAGTCAGTGTAGACCTCTGCGGTCCAACCAAAAAGCTGATTATCTCCAGCCTCAAGGACAGTCTTTACGTTTGTGTTTACAGTACAGGTCACAGTAGCCATAGCACGCTTGTGGTCCATTTGGTCCATCTCTACCTCAATCCAGCCCTCATTGTAAGCTAGACCGTCTTGCTGAAATACTCCCGCAAGGTGGTCGGCAAACTCACCAGAGCCACGGTAGTAACCGCCCATTAGTGACTCATCGCGAAGTGAGTCAATAACGTTGCAAGCTCCTCGTGAAGTAAATGGTTGAACTGCCACAGTCTCAGCTAGAGTATGATAAGAACCTAGCTCTTTGAGAGCCATGTCTGTACCCTCGCCTGTGTGCGTGAAAACAGAAGTTTTATCCTTATGAGTTAGTGTGACTCGCTTATTAAAGTCATTACCAACAGCCTCAGTCAACTTATCCTTCCAAGAAACAATTTCCATTTTACTCTCCTGTGCTTCCGAGGGCACCACTGCCCCTATTTGAAATGGTTAGTGGGTCGTTGTAAAGCTCACCCTCGTGAACCTCGCAAGCTCGCCACTGAACAACAGGAACAAGAACCAATTGAGCAATCTTATCTCCTTCCTGTACCAACTTCTTTGTTTTACCCACGTTGTGTAGGTTTACAAAGATTTCTCCGCTGTATCCAGAGTCTACGACACAAGCTCCAACTAGAAGATTCTTTTTAGCAGCCATGCCAGAACGGTTTTTTACTTCTAGCATGTATCCGTGTGGAACCTCTACTTTGAGACCCGTTGGCAGAACAACTGAATCACCTGGGTCTAAACGAACAAAGCTAAAATGACCTTCTTCGCTTGGACAATAAAAAACATCTGCGCCTGCGTCAGATGGGTTAGCCCGTGAGGGCAGTTTTGCGTTAGGGTGTGTTTTAGAAACTTTTAGTAGCATCTCCCCTCCTATATTAGTTGGTGCCGAAAGAGGGACTTGAACCCCCAACCTACCGCTTACAAGGCGGTTGCTCTACCAGTTGAGCTATTCCGGCGTTTATTTACTTATGTAGTATAACAGGTTTTACGAGTTTGTCAACTCTTTTCTTTGGACTCGTTGCTCGCATACTTCACACCCATGATAGTTCCTATAATACTGAAGGAGTTAGTGAGAAGGATGCCGAATAAGTTTGACCAAGCATTGCCAATTAGAGTTGTGTCAAACTTCGTAATCATCGCAAAGATGTAGAGGGCAGTGGTTGTCACTCCTACGCCCATAATGACCCACAGAGCGACGGAAACTATCTTGCCTATGAGTTCAAACTGAGTGCGCTTTTGCAGCACGTCTAAGTCATTCTGTGCTGTTTTCTTTGCTTCCTCTGCAAGACCGAGGGCTTCTTTAAGTTCGTCCATGAGAGTGTCATTTTTTTCTTTTTCCTCAAGGAGTTCTTTATATTGTCGCTGGACTTGCTTGGTTATCTCCAACCTTTTCTTGCGGTTGTCTGTGTCTTGCTCTTTTGCCTTTTTAAGATAGTCGGCAAAAGCTTTATCGTCTTCAGCATCTATTATCTTGATAATGTTACCTTCAAGATAAATGTTTCTTTTCTCGGCAACTTCTATAAGTGCCGACTTCATTTCTTGTGAGAACTTCATTTGTAGACCTTGAATGGTGCTTTTCTGTCCTTATAACCTGCGTAATCTCTACGGAACTCTTCAAGGCGTGGTTCGATTTCATCTGACTTTACAATCCAAAACTGAGCACCTGCGGAAACTGCTTTTGTTATTTCTGCTTCGTCGGTTGAAGATGAGATGATGCCAATAACAACTCCGTTGCCGTACTCGTAGTTAATTTTACGAATAAGTTCAATGCCATCGAAAGATGAACCAATAATGTTTAGGTCAACAAAAACACACTCTGGTTTATCTTCTGGGTGACCTTTCCAATCCTCAAACATCTTTGCTGCTTCGTCTGAGGAAGAGATACTTTGCAAGTCTAGCGTGATGTCCAATAGAGAGCAAGCATCCTCAAAGACGAGATGGAAAAGGTTTTCGTCATCAACTAATAGAATAGAGTTAATCATTTTATTTTTATCCTCATCATGGTTCCTGTTTCTTGTTTCTTTGCAGAAACTTCATAACCGTGTTCTTTCAAAATGGCGGTTGTAATAGATAGTCCTAATCCTGTGCCTTTCTCTTTCTGGTCTTGCTTTCTGAGATAAGGTTTAGAAAGTTCTTCAAAATCTTCTTGAGACATTCCTCTGCCGTTGTCTATTACAGCAAGGGTCTCATCATCGACCATTTTGATCATAATCATTTTTGTTTTTGAGTCGTTGTACTTCAAGCCATTGCGAATCATGTTATCGATGGCTGTACAAAAAAGTGCTTCATTTACTTCCAGAACTGGTAAGTTTCCGTCAATAACAACTTGGTCAGAGTAAGAAGTCAAACTCAAGTAGTTTCTCAAAATTTCTTTTGTGTCGTGAGGCTTTCTATTGAGCGAGGCATCTTTGCGAACCAAGTTGGTAAACTCAAAGACACCGCTATAAACCTTCTGTGTGTGTGCCAGACCGTCTTTTATTAGTTTTAGAGGCATGGATAGGTTTAGCTGCTTTGCGACGTCTGGCTTCTTTTCTAGCCGTCTTTCTAAGGACTTGATGCCTCTTGGTAGATAAGTGTTGATGCCTGAGTGCATGTCGTGTCGCAAAATCTTTGCGGCATGTTCCAGATAGTCATTCTTTTTATCTACTTGTTGTAATGTTTCTACAAGGTTGGTTACATCTTGTCTAACTGAAAGGAAGCCTGAAAGCTTACCTTGGTCATCAAAGTTCGCCATAATCCATGTCTTTACATGGTAAAGGCTACCGTCTTTCGCTCTGTTAGTCACAATGTCATGCCAAATGGACTTGTACTTGACTGTGACGGTATACATGTTTCCCCAATAAGAACGGGGTTGTAAGCCTGAGTTTAGGAGTTTGTGGTCTTGTCCTAAAAGTTCCTGTGCTAAATAACCTGAAACCTCGCAGAACTTATCGTTTACTTCTGTGATTCTGCCTTGGCGGTCTGTTCGTGAAACAAGGCAAGATTCATCTAAAATTCTTTCTAATGCTTTTTTCTTTACTTTATCTCGCTGATACCTTCCTATTATCTCCATTAAGATAACACCGAAAGGCATGATAAATAAAGAAATGCAGGCGGTTCCAAAGTGAATCACATGGTGAGTCAAAGGAAGCGCGCCTGCCTCTAACATGACTTGCATAACAAAGTAGCAAGACATAATGAAAGTACAAACGAATAATGATATTTTACTTTTTAGTGAAAACTCTGCGAACATGAAGAACTATTCTCTTGGAATGCCTTACTAAATAGTTCCTCATTTTAAGAAAAAAGGACTCTGCCCAAAGAACAGAGTCCCGCATCGCTTCGTAGTCTGAGCGACCTTTATACATCTTAGTTATCGCTGTTGCGAACTTCAAGAACCTGCTTACGAAGGGTCTTTAGCTCATTGACAGCAAACTGCGCGGTCTTACGCACACGAGTTCCAGCAGCCTTGTTGCCAGAGTCAGTCTTCTCTGCGTCAGCAAGAGCCTGTGTGAGTTGGTCTACAACTGTTTGTAGTGTGGTTGTCACTGTACTCATTTTTTCTCCTTTTCTAATTTATTAATCAAATAATCCAGATACCATCTGGCTTTCTTCAAGTCGCCAAGGCGAGAACTTTTGTGCCTTGAACGAATAACATACTTGACAACATTACCTTCAATGAAGTCAAGCCCCCAATCAAGAATAGCATCGATAGCTTCGATTTTACCTTGGTTGTAATGGGCTGGGTGGTCAACTAGTTCTGAGTATGCTTTTAGTTGACTGCGTTCTGTGTTTGGTGAATATCCACCATTTGGAAGTTGTGTTTCTGTTGGCATTTCAAATGGGTCTACTTTATCAAGTGAATAAACTTTTCTAATCATCTGGTACTCCCGAGGGGAATCGAACCCCTGCCACCGGAGTGAAAATCCGGTATTCTGACCGTTAAACTACGGGAGCGCATTTTCAAGAAAGTCTAGGACTTCTTGAGCGTGGGCACCTGCTTCGGCAGCTTTTATAATCTCTTCCGTGATGTTTGGGTGCTCACCGACGCCAACCGGAACAGTTGTGTATAAATTTATTTTTGCTTCGGCGTCAGAGATATCTGCTAATAGCTTCTTCTTTGCTGCTTCTACAAAAAGGTGTCCTACGTTGTCTTTCATAATGTTATTATACCGCTTTTAGGCGTTCAGTTAAGGATTAAGTTATAAATTCCGGGTATCATACGATACAAACATAAGGCAACGAATGTAGTGCCAAGAATACCGTAAAACAATTCCTTTGTGGTCATTTTATAGTCCATTACCCAAGTAAAGAAAAAGACCAGCGGTAGCGGCGAAGGCTACAACAAAAGCCCAAAAAACACGGGCGGCTTCTTTCTCAAAGTGTTTATCATCTACAAACATTGTTACCTCTCTTTGTTGTGTTGGTACGGGTGGTGAGGCTTGAACTCACTATCTCTGCTTTATAAGAACAGTGCATTTACCAGTTATGCTACACCCGCATGGCGACCCCAGCAGGACTTGAACCTGCAACCCTCGGTTTAGAAGACCGATGCTCTATCCAGTTGAGCTATGGAGCCGTATCTTAAATTTCGTCGGCGTCGTATTCTTCTCTTTTCTTCAGTGAAATAATAAGTACCCGAAGACCGTTCCAGCGTCTTGGAAGTTTCCCCCTCAAATACTGTGCGTGGGCTTCGGGTACAAGAATGTCTAAGGACTTGCCATGGTCATCTTGAGCAAATGTGTATTCATAATCATCGCTCAAAAGAAACTCTTCTTTGAAGTCTTTGATGGCTTGTTTCTTTTTCATGCCCTCATTATACTGCGTTTTAGAGCTTGTGTCAAGTGTTTTTGTGCATGTGATGTGTATGTTCTTTACAGCGTGGTTCGTAGTCGCCTTTACCACCCACAGATACTTCATCTTTTACATCAGTTAGTCGAATGGAATAATAAGCGTCTTCGCCACAAAAACAAACTGCTGGACATACTTCTATTTTTGTAGCATAGGGAAATATCTTTGTCATTTCTTCAAAGGGTTCTCCCACCGAAGAAAGCTGAAGAGAAGAGACATAAACTGTTTTGCCATCTTTGTACAGGTTGATAAGAATGTCGGCTACGTTTGGAATCATAAACGCTTCATCAACTGCTATTACATCTGCTCTACCGAGGTGGTCTAGAATGTCTTCTCCAAGCTCAATGTTTGTAGAAGTCCAACGGTTACCATTGTGAGAAATAACAGACTCAGTTGAATAGCGTGTATCCATTTTTGGTTTGAACAGCTTGATAACTTTTTTTTGATACTTGGCTCGCTCTAAGCGCGAGAGCATTCGCGAAGTTTTGCCGCCAAACATAGGACCAGTAAAAATAACAAATTCTTGTTTCACTTTCCAACCTTTGAAATAAAGCCTTCCTTCGATAGAATGTCGGTGCGAACAACCATAATAACACCGTGTTTAGTGTTGCGAATGTGGAGAAAACAATTTTCTTTTTTCTCGACAACTCCATAGAGTACCCATTCACCATTTTTGTGCTCGTAAAGATGCTCGCCCACTTCGTAATCACAGAGTCTAAAAATACCTTTCACTTTTCACCTCAAAAAATGTAGTCTAACCAAGTTTTTGGAATGTTTCTGCCAAACTTTTTACTATTCTCAACAACCAACTCAACTGGCGTGTCTGGCTTACGCCGAAGTTTCATGCCTGCTTGTTTCAAGGACTTGTTGCCTTTTTTCTGATTGCAGCGCCTACAACAAGCCACTATGTTGCTCCAAACCTTCTTACCGCCCTGTGAGGACGGAATAATGTGGTCTAGGGTGAAGTTAGCCTTTGTCATTTCAATGCCGCAGTATTGACACTGCCCTTCATCACGAATAAAAACATTTTCTCGGCTGAACTTTACAACTCGGTTGAAGCGAAACTTCTTTATGACATTGCCCACAAAACGAACAATGGATGGGACCGGAATAGCCTCATCCACTGTTTTTATTTTTTTGTCCTCGTAGACTTCTACGATTTCAACACGTCCTGCGAACCACATAGAGATGGCTTTTTGCCAAGAGACTTGAGCCATCGGCTGGTATGCTGATGATAGAACAAGGGTGTCCATACTATAACTATACTATTTCATCGACTAAGCCCCACTTTACGCACTTCGCAGAGTCGAGCCATAGGTCGTGTTTCAAAATCTCGTCCAGTTCCTTTTTTGGAATGGAACAATGTTCCTTGTAAATGTCCTTGATGCGGGACATTAGCATGTCCAAGTTTTCCATTTCATCCTTGAACTCTTCGTACTTGCCCCACATAACTGATGACAGTTGGTGGATAAGCATGAAAGAGTTTTGGTGAATGAAGCGCTTGTCTGCAACTACTGAAATAAGTGTAGCAGCGGAAGCGGCAGAACCGTCAATATAGGTGTGAACGGGCGTGCCGAGAGACTTAATCGTATCAACCGTTGAGAAGCCAGCAAAAATGCTTCCTCCATAAGAGTTGATGTAGAGTTTGATAGGTACTTGGACTCCATACTTCACCTTTACTACTTGTAGGTCTTTATCCATTGTGCGGAGGGCTTTGTTGAGCAACTTTGCGTTGTCACCATTTACCTCTCCGTAAAACATAATGCAGTTGTCGTGAGAATCAACTGCGATGCCGGGGGGAGGACCAGAGGGTCCGTCATTTACAATAAAAATTTGAGGCTGTTTCTCCTCTGCTTCCTCTTGCTCTTTCTTTTTTTGGGTCTTACTATCTGCCCAATAATAATGTGTCATTCAGTTGTTTCCTTGCTTTGAGTTAGCTTGTTGAGACACCTTTTACCCCGTGCCTCCCTGTGGGTTAGCCCAGACCTAATGGAAATCACCCCCTTGGCGGTCTTGATGGACTAAGAAATTGCTTTTGAGGGGTCGATGTCGCAGTCATCAGAGATACTGCATATATACCAGTTTACACCAGTGCTGCCCATTAGTTCATGGCATTTTTGATAAGACCAAGAAGCACATTCGGCAAATGTCTTATCTTGTAATACAAAAATTTTTTTCTCTTCTCGTTTGAGTGTCGAAACAACAATGGTGTACTTTTTTTTCATTAGAACCAATTCTTTCCAAATACACAGTCTTTTGACTGCTTCCAGTAAATGAATCTCTTGCACTTATCTAGAGAATAAACTTTTAGAAGCTCGTCTCCAAAAGTTGATTCACCTTTGGTTAGACCTCTTTCATACTGAAAGTGCCACCACTCTGCTCCACCGTATGAGCCACCTCTGAAAAAAGAGCTACGAGCGCGGATAGAATGGAAACCGTGTTTTAGTGCAAGTGCTGTAAAGTCTACAAAAGTCCCTGTGACTTCTTTTTTGTTTAGTTTGGTCTTGCCACCAGAGCGGGTCACGTATGTGCCCTCGATGGTCATTTCCTCGCCTTCATCACAGCGCATCCAAACTCGCCAACGACGACCACCAATGTCTTCAATGACATAAGGGTCTTTGTCTGGCTTGTACATGCCTGTTGGAAGAGCCATGTCAAACGCTAGACCAACATAGTGCATAGACTTTTTAGAACGTGCTGCGCCTGACTTTGACGCCAAGCCTCTTCGACCACCAGCGGAGGTTAGATAACCACCAAGGTCTTGAACCTCTTGATAAAGCGCGTTATAAGCCTGTGCTGCGTCCGTGCGAAGTGTTACACGAGTGTAGCCAGCCCTACCGGGGAACTTATCTGCTGGACA